CATTGTTTGTGTTGACACTGTCACCTTGCTCATCACCTTGCTCACTAGGACCAGACTGCTGATCTTCATCAGACTCTTTAGGTTCTTGTGGTTTTGGTATGAACGTAGGTTCTGCTTGACCCATGCCTTTAGCACGATCAGCATCTTTCTGCTGCATCTTGCCAGGCTCAGGTGTACCCTTCTTAACTGGCTCACGATGACCGCATCCTGACGGGCCGCCGTCAGGCATACTTATATCGGGTAGGTCCATGTTGTCAAGTACTTCCTCCTTGAAGCGCTTGATCAACTCTTGAGCCTTATCGTAATCCTTGGGGAATGCCAACACACGGTACTGGTCAACAATGTCAACAATCGCTGGAATCAATTCTGGTTTATAGAAATGATCACGAAATGCTACACGTAGATCTAATGGAAGATAGCGTCGACCACGAATAGATACGTAGTTTGACACTGCAGCATCCTCAGAGTTTGCTAACCAACGGATAATTGTCTTTGTCAAGTACGGAATGATAGCGGGATACCTTGCGGTAAACAGAGTCTCGATGCGCTGATCTTCTAAGATGTTACATGCGGACATGTAACCAGAAGACTTACGCTCGTTGTCTATAACCCACTTCATCATTACTGTACCTTTACGAGGAGAATACAAGTGATGTGCTAGCTCATGGTAATTAAGGCCATTGATTTGCACCAACTCTTCAAGATCAAAGAACTTAATCTCTGATTTGTTGATGTAAATGTCAGAGCCATCAGACCACGCTGGTGCTTCACCTTCATTCATAACGTGAACATGTATTGGATCTTGCGTCAACACACGGTCAGCCTGCTCGTATACACGACAAAGTGCGCCTAACCGTACTGCCAGTTCCTGTGCTTCTTCGTCCGAAGACACACCGCTGTAGTAAGAGTTACTGCTTAAATCATCTTTGTACAATGTTTTTCCTCTCTCTTGAGTATCTAGTTAGATACTAGATATTTACAATCACTGGTGAAGTGACTGTGTTGGGTGATTGATACATTGAATTAGTTACTGGAACTTGTTCATCAATCACTATGTTTTGCGGTGCATCTTCAACCACAGGCTGTTCGATCTTGATTTCAATACCAAAGTCAGACTTTAGGTTGTACTCATGTGTTTGGAACACAAGACGTACAGATGCTTGCTCTTCATCAGAGAAGTGAGCGATGAAGTTTTCCACTGCAAATTCGTAGCCAAGACCATTAACAAACTCACCAAACTCTTGTAGCATATTGGTTGAGATTGGAGTCTCGTACTGACCCTTAGCAGCTTCGGCACGCAATTGCTTAGCAAGAACAAGAAGATTCTTGGACTTGACTAGCTTGGACTCGACGTCACTATCGTAATCCCAAGGGATTTGCATGTCGAAACGATTGCGCATAGCAAAGTTAAGAGGAGTTGTACCAACGTAGTCTGGGTTCATAGTAGCGAACACAGTTAAGTCAGGATGTGCCTCAATTACTTCACCATGGTGATCTAACAGCGTTATAATGCGACGACCGTCAGTCAGACCGTAGAGTGCGGTGTAGATCTTAGGCGAGATGAAGTTGAATTCATCAAGCAGCAGAACGCCACCATTGCGCACTACGTCAGTGACTGGACCGTCGATCCATGCAAAGCCTCCGCGGCCATCACTTACAAACTTACCTAGTAAATGACCTGGCTCGAGAGCAGCATTGCCGGATACTGTTGCCATACGAAGTTCACGTTCAGCAGCCCATGCCTCAATCGACGTTGTCTTACCTGGGCCTGTTGGACCATAGATAAGGACGTTGATGTGGTTGGCACGTGCAAAGTCGAAAGCCTTAAAGTCTTCGACATCACCCATTACCTTGCGATGAATGTAACGTTCGGCAAGTTCTTTACGAGGAACTGATGCCAATGCTGCACGAATCACAGGTGCTTCGTGACGCTCCACTTCTTCCTCAGTTACTGCTACTACAACAGCAGGCTGTTGAATAACTGGTGCTGAGTAAGTTGATACAGACTTACGACGATCATTGATTAGTTCATTGAGTGAATCATCGGATAATGAAACTTTCTCATAGTAATCAAAGATACGATCGGTAGATGCATCAACGGCTGGAGACACTGCCTTACCATGTGCTGCAACTGACTTGGTGCCAAGAACAGGTGAATAACCTTGCTCTTTGATAGCACGTTCATCAGCCAACGTAACTTCTACACCTACTGGCTCTGCAGTCAACTGTTCGTTGGGCTTCAGATCCTGTGCGAGGCTGTCTAGGTCAGTTTCAAGCCACTTGTTATGTGGGCCTTTCTGACCATCAGTCACACGTGAATAGATGCGGACACTGCCGTCAATTGGAACGAGCATTACTTGACGACGATGGTTGCCCATCGTTGCATCGTAAGACTCCGTAAAGACGGATATGTTAGCCATAGTTTTTCTCTCTCTGTTGTTGTTTAACCTACACTGTTGCATAGGCTTTGTTATTTAGTTATTCTTGCTCCCCAATTGCTTCGGGGTTATTCACGGCCATATTCATAATGAAGAAGGCTTGTTGATAAGCCATCACACGTTCCTGCGACCATTCTGTTGCTACTTCAAACAAATGGCCATTGCCATCCGCTTGTTCTAAGAAGGCAGATGAGAACGATACGACGAAGTCAATTTCTTCTTCATCCATCGGTTCATGCTGCCTCCGGTCTACATAATGCATAGACCATCCTCCTCGTTGTTACATAGGAATGGCCCCGTAGAAAGCTACAACTAACGCTTTCTACGAGGCCAGCAAATAGACTACCTCCGAACTAAACCAGGCAACGTAGGCCATTGGAATCTCTTGTCTAACCAACATTACTTACTGGTGGGTCGAACTTATTCCGTTGCAACCAGAGCCGAAAGAGAAGTGTCAGCCTGTCTATTTGTTTTATGCGGGGTTTGTTTGTGTTGGAAACACTTACCCTTTGCGCCGCATACGCAATGGAGCAATATCGTAGTCCTCAGCATCAAAGTTTGGACCAAGCAATCCCATCTCACCTAAGGCTGTTAAAACCTCATAGAGAGATAATCTTGCGTCGACATTTGGATACTCTAGTCTGAATGTATTTGCATAGTATTCAGGGTTTACATTAATGCCTTCACTAGATCTTTCCACGACATGTTCCTATGTCTCTACTGAGCACACACTGTGTGTACTCATGGTGGGATGTGTCAGACTTGAACTGACGACGACCGAATTATGAGTTCGGGGCTCTAACCAACTGAGCTAACATCCCTCACCCTACACGGAAAAGAAAAAGAAAGCGGTTGCCCCCATGGCAACGCAACTATCTTAGACAAGTCGTGTAAGGCTTTGTTCAATTAATCAATTGACTTGATTAACTGAATGACTGGCGCTATACGTTCTAAGTCTTCATCCATTAGTTTTTGGTGCTTGGCTTCAGACAATTCTTCTTGAGTCTTGCCACGATTTATGATGACTGTCAACCCGTCACCATAAGTGTAGTTATCCTTTTCATTATCAAAGTAATCACTACGCGACATGTACAGCAAGTGGTAGGTATCTGTTTCTGGCACGTAATGCGTCAACACATAGAGCACCCAGTTCTCACCTTCAATAGGACCGTGAAAGTGTGTAGCACCATCCCATCCAATACCCCATTCATCTTTTGGAATATCACCAATTGGGGAAGCTGTAGCATCTAAGAAATGATGAAACAGGAAATTGTTTTCTTTACTTATTATCCGTGATGGATGACGTTCTGCTGGGCGCATACCCATGGTTGTATCTCCTTTGTTATTTTGTTAACGTAAGACTTCCTTGATACACGCCGGTCTCATCGTATGAGTCAAAATTGACACTCAAAGGACCGCCGCGACGTATGATCGCATACGCTGGAACATCTTTCTTGCTTATTACATTTAGGGCAGCACGTAAACCATGTGCACACCCAGTGTGATAGTCAGATAGACCATCTTCTGAGTCAAACTCTTCAAGGTCAGCCAACTCAATCATGGTAACTAACTCATTGATTATTCTTTTACGAGTCTTAAAGAACTTAATCATTTTGATTTAGCCCTAGGTGCAGGCTTTCTCTTTGAGTTAGCCGTAGTTAGTTTAAGAACTAACTTTGTATCTTTCTTAGGCATCTTTCCTCCTTGTATTGTGAATGAGCAGTTTACAGACATGCTCAGGTCATCAGCCTTTTATTTCCCTGAGAGCCTAATCAGGGCTGCTCCGTTATTTATACTCGCTGAACTTCAGATGTTATCCTTTTTACGAGTCTTCTACCGTTCGTGCACTGCATTACTAGGCAAAGTATATGAGCAGTTTATACACATGCTCAGGTGTCTCACACTCCGACATTCATTGGCAGTGAGCGCCAGTAAGCAGTTTAATGTCTGTGCTCAGGACATCTTATTAAAAACGGAATCAAGGCGAAGATTTACTTCATAAAGTTTCTTGCTTAATCGTTTTTCTATAAGAATTTATGAGAGTAGAGAATAACTACTATTTGTTTTGGTACCTTTAAAGGCGTAGTCTGTCTTCATGACGAGCCGAAGTGATACAAGTCCACGAGATGTCTCGCAAGAACCTCGTGCTTGTTCGAAAACAACCTAGAAGCTCCTAACCTATCCTCACGTGCCGGCTTGCTGGTCTTGATGTTCCCTTAGTAGTAGCGTACTTATCGCACAGACTTACGGTCTTGGTATTGGATAGGCGGATTTTACAGTTGTTACGCGAGTCAGTTTATGTTTACCGTTTTATGTAGTGTTACTCTCTACTCTCATGTCCCCTCCTGAATAAAAGGGGCAGGATGACCGGCTGCGATGTTTTTGTTGGCCGGTCACCCCACTCAATCGATTCAGGTTACACGAACTTCAAGAACTTACTAGCCGCACTGTGGCTAATGTATTGTGAGTCAGAGAGTTCTATTGTTCTAATGGCTTGAAGCATTGCTTCATACTCATTATCGGTCCACCTATTTTTAGGCATGTCAGGCATTGTAAAGCCTAAGGATGCTAGAGACGTTCTGTATTCTATCTCTATCGTGTCTGAGCCCCAAATATTTATATTTGGCTCTAGCTCATGCATCTTAGATTTAAGAGCATTTGTTGCTTGTGATTTTACGTACGCAACAGCATCTTTATACTCTTCTTGCTCGCGTTTTGCTTCATCATACGTGGCTCTAATCTTTTTAATTAGTTCTGCACGTACAATTCTAAATGGTCCATCTATTGACGACATATTTTGTTTCACCTCCTCAAGTGTTTGTTACATTTATTACTAGATAACTTCTAGTGCCGCTAGGATTTCTAACTCAGATACCTGCAACACTTCGGCAAACACTGGAACCATGTCAACACTTGGGCGGGTATCAAAGTTCCACCAACGCCATAGATTGCCACGGTTGACATTCATGTGCTCTGCCACTTCTTGCAGGCTCCTGTAGTCAAGTTCTTCCATACGACTACGCAGGTACTCCATACCTGTCAATTGCTTCTTTTTCATGCCCTTACCTCCTGGCGTAACTTTGCGTACATATCTGCGCACACCTGTGAGCATACATACACTGGTTGATTGGAATTTCCAACCCACACTTCTATATCTTGCTCAAACGTCATGTCATCTAAACAATGACGACATCTTGGGGTTTGTACTATTTGTACTTTCACTTGCCTGCCTCCTTAAGGCTAGTTCCTACTACTAGAAACAACTCTGACAAAGGGTAATTCAGGGCATCACAAAGAGGTTCAAGAACCTCAAGTGAAGCCTGCTTCAATCCCCGCTCAACCTCACTAATGTATCCAAGTGAGGTGTATGACAGCTCTGACAAATTACGCAGAGTAAGATTTTGGCGCTCTCTTTCAGTTTTGATAGTAGAGCCCATAATTTCTAAGGCGTTCAACTACTTAACTACTGAATCTCGAAATTCAGAGCGTAATCTCGTGTACTCAAGAAAAGTCTCGACTGTTGCCATCTCCATGAACAACTTGTCTAACCTGTTGAGTGTATGCATGGTTTCCCAACGAGAAACTGCGGAATTCCAACGAGCGATTAGTTTTTTCATTGTTTCTCCTTATCCCCAACTAATGGTTGGTTGTTTTTGTTTTATAGCCTCACGGCATAACTTGTAGAGGCTTTCTACCCTACTAAGCGGGTCAAAGCCGTCAACAATAGACGTATTGTGACGACCTTGTATGTATGAGCGACATTTGAGCAAAAGATCAATTGTCGGCATACTTCCAGAGTATTCTTTAAGACTTTCCACACCTATAGCATCTCCAACGTACCAAGCACTGGTGTAATTCATTGAAACGCTGTAAGAGTTATTAAACTCTTTAATACCGTCTTGAGGTGTAAAAGACATACTCATGATCTCTCCTATTTCTCTCGATTGAAGCGGATTAGAGCATAAACTACGCTAATCCCGAGTATAACGCAAAGCGTTTCTATGACATCTTGCACCGCGTTATGCTCCTCTCTTACTAAATTCGCGCCGAAACGCGGGGAAACTGAACAGTTCCCAATGCAATGTACCTAGAACGAGACTAGATACATCACATAAGAGACTCTTTAGTAGTCTACTTGGTCTTGGTGAACAGGAACATGAATGACTTTCCATTCATAATTGCCTTTGTTAAGCATTGCATTTGCATTAGCCTGTGCCAGAGCATACTTATACGCTTCTGCCATATCAGTAAAGCATAGATGCTTTGATGCAATGCCTAAGTCATCTTCACGCACAACTATGTACACAGATTGACCCATTGTCTTACTCCTCATCTCGTAGTGAATACCTGATAACAGTACCCACCCAAGCCTGATAGCCTGGTGGCACTCTCATCATTGAGAGTTGGCTGACAGCAGTAGCCTAAACAGCCGGACTCTCTTTACGCCCATAGGCAGGAGGGAAGTCCCGACTATGGACATAAAGAAAGGCTAGGGACATAAGCCCCTAGCCAATCTCTCATCTCTCGATGAAATTACTGAACAGTCTCGAAGTACTGCTCAGGGGTAAGACCGAGTTTGTCCAACTCTTTTGCGAAACGCTTCTTCACGTTCGCTGGCTGACGGTAGGTAATCTCTGAGAGATTACGCTTGCCTTCCTTTAGGTCAAACAATGCATCCAATTCATCGTTCAACGCGTCTGTACCCTTGTTAACAGTCACAAAGAAGTTCTCAAGGTCACTAAACTTAGTGATAACTTGGGCGAATTCCCATGCCTGTTGTGCATCGTTGTTGTCTAATACCTTGAAGGCATAGACAGCACCGATGATTCTTGCTCCGTTGACAGGGCTCTTGTCAAGAGCCGTGCCTACCTTACGCTGTAGAGACACAATGGTCTCCACATCGTCGATGTGCATAGCAGGTGCGCACTCGGCAATAGTGGCAACTTCGCCACCTGTACCCTGTACGCGCACTGCGCCGATAACCCGTGAGATTGCATCTTCACGGGAGAGGGTGGGCACTAGGTCCACCTGTGTTATGGTATTAGCCATAACGGCATCCCCTCCTAAGGGATCATGCATCGGGGCGAGTCCCCGAGCGTGCCCTGCTAGGGAATCGAACCCTAACAGGGCCACTCGAGAGAGAGAGGGCATACAAAAGGCCGACAGGGCAAAGCCCTGCCGACCTAATGTATTTGCCGTTCCTGTGCCCGGCACCCTTAAATGTTAATTAGAAATCTTTGCGTCAGGTGAGACGCAGAGCTAGGACCTATATGGCGATGCAGTGGCCCGGTTTTAAGCAACTATCTATGATCATTGAAATTTGGAACGCAAAACGCGGGGTAGCTCTCTAATTTTTTTGAGTTATAGAAGTTTTTAGACAGTGGCTATCCGTAAACTAAGACTATGAATCTTGATGATGACCAATTAGACCGCGGTAACGTTGTTCCAGAGTCTGGTTTTCTTGCTCGTAAGCTGCAACAACAGCACGCAAGAGGTAATCATGAGAATCCAGAGACAGAAGAAGACTACTTACACGTTCAAACTAACTGTCCGGACTGCCGCAAGGAGAATGTTCAAGGGTTAAAAGAGGATCATGAGGACGGTTTTCATGATTTTGATGCACATCCGGACTGCGCTACGTGTAAAAACGCTCCAAAGGCCTCTGTTTCGCGATATGATGAGAACGTGAAGCTGTCCGAGAAGCTAATATTAGGCCTTAATGCCACTGTTTACCATGATCAACATCGTGGAGACCCACATCCAGCCTGTGTCTTGTGCAGACTTGGTCAAAGATAACTAAAAGAGAGAAAATAATGTCATTTTTTGAAAGAATAACCGGTAGAGACCGTTCAGGCGATTCAAAGCGTCAAGTAAAGTCAGGTGCAAATGACTTCCATGATGATTGGGGTGTTGGCACTTACACTCCTCCAAGTGATGAACAGAGAGCCAAGTGGGCTGCTGAAGATGCATCTAAGAAAAAAGAAGCCGCTGCATCAAAAACTTTAGAAGAGACACGTGGCGTTCCTGCTAGCTTTGCACCTCACTTATCTCGTATTGCTCCAGAAGGAACTTCACAGGCTTTTCACGATCATTCTCTAGTAAGCGCTCATCAAAGATTCCAAACAAGCCAATATAACGTCCACGTTGATGGCAACCCAAAGGGTGCCTATGATTTAAGTAACTCTAGTGGACCTCATTACGAAATGTGGGAACGTTCAGCATCTGATCAATCACAGGCTCCTAGACATGCTGCTACTATTCGTAACCCTAAAATTATCTCTGTACCTAACAGAGACGGTTTAGGTAGCACACCTCATCTAGAGTATTCATTAGCAGCAGGTGGATCTAGTGGAAGGCATACAAAGCCACTCTCAGAAGTACACGGTTTAGAAACATCACGGTCTGAAAATCAACCTCAGAGACAAAGCGTGTCCGATGGCAGCAACGAATGGTACAGGAACTAATTATGGAACCAGTTAAAAACACCTCATCAGCTCCACAGCGTCGTTATGGTGGAGTAAGCTCTGCTGGAGCAATGGATGCTCATTCTGCTGCTAGCGAATTCCATAAGAACGTAGAAGGCGACGCTAAGACCACCTTCACGGCTGTTATGTTCAGAGCCGGCTCAGGTGCCTCAAAAGACCGTCGTAGAGAGTTCATGGGATCTGCAGTACGCCCAGCTGAACAAGGTGGACGTCATGGAGTAACTATCTCTGATGGCGTTGGAAGCGACTTCGTTCCTAATGAGTCCATTCAAGAACTACACTTCCTTGGAAAATAACTAGGTTGACATACCGCGGATAGCCGTTATTCTTATTCTTGTATACACCGTGTAGAGATACACACAAGAAAAGGAATAACATATGGAAATCGCAGTAGCAGTACTGTACGTAGCATTTATTGGCTTTGCGTGGTACACGATTCGCATTCTTGAAGAACTTCGTAATAACAAAGAAGTACAGACCTATCTTCAACGCGACATCATAGACTCAATCAATCATGTTCACTCTCGCGTGGATAAGCTTGCAGACAACGTGGTCAATAAGCCTGCAGCTAAAAAGGCCACTCAGACCGCCGGTTCTGTCCGCGGAACTGCAAAGAAGGCAGCTAAGAAGTCTTCCCCTCGCAAGTAACAACTGTTGCATTAAAGCCCCGTCTAACGTTGGCGGGGTTTTTTTGTTTGCACTGATAAATGCTTCAAAATTATGTAATGTGATTCATGGAGGCTTTTTCTTTATAAGAAAGAGATAAATGAAGATTATAAAATTTTTATCTTCTTTTACAATTCTTGCACTAATTAGCTTTATTCCGTTAACAACTCCTGCACAAGCAGACAACACACCTACATACGTGTGCGACACAACAACTTTTCCTGCAGGTGACGATTCATCTTTTCAGATGAACCTTCCTTTTAGTCTTGCCTTAGGCGATACTACCTACACCAACGTATACGCAAGCATTAACGGTTTGCTGTCTTTTGGCGTATCTGATGGTACTTTCCACGATTATCCACAGACACCTAGCATTTCTGTTGCTGGCAATGACTGGGTAACGTGGGGTAATGATACGTACCTACGTTACGGCACTACAGCTAATACGCTATGTATCCAATGGGCTGTGCGACCATACCCTCAAAGCACTGGTCAGATAACCTACATTGACTTAAAAGTTGTTCGCGCATCCAATGGCGGCTGGGACGGAGAAGTTACTTCTTCTGGCCCACTGCCAAACAATCTTCGCAGAGGTATTAGGTTCCAGTCAGGTCAGGACGTAGTACCTATAGCCAACACTTTTACCGTTAATGGCGGACGTCCCGTAGAAACTTATACTTGTTGGAATGGTGACGTAATACCTGTTGGGCAAGATTGCACTCCAGAACCAGCGCCATCTATTGAAAGTCGCACTATACCTTGTGTTTGGGTTAATCCGTATACACAGGCTTCTGTAGAAGGTACGGCTTCCCAAAGGTATTACTTGTATTGGAATAATAACGAAATAGACATTGATACTGTTGAAGCTGCGTGTATTTCTGCTATACCTACGTTTCCTATTCCTGAACCTACAGTTCAAACAAGAGAAGTCCCTTGTATAGGAAATAGTCCTTTAGATAACTCTGAAACACGTTGGCTTGCTACCCAAAGGTACAATTTGTTCTGGGACAACTCCACAGAAGACCTAGAGACCTCTACAGAAGTGTGTCAGGCTTCTGACCCTAATCTGGATAACGTAGACGCTGTAACTGTCTTAGTGAACGGCGTAGAGCTTACAGTGACTGTTGCACAGGCTTTAGAGCTGTTCAATAGCCCCTCGGATCTAATAAACGCCCTTTTCTCTAATCCAAGGCAGGTAGCTACTGCAATTATGAACATTGGCGCAGATATGACTCCTGCACAAAAAAAGGAATCTCAACAGACTATTGTTCCAGCAGTCATAGTTACTCAAATTATCTCTGGCACTGCCGCAGTTACTATGATCCGGAAAACCCCAACAATACCAGCACCTTCTAGTATTAGGAATGTACGATGATTTTTTTAAAGTGGTTTGCAAAAGCTTTCATAGAGATGCTAAATCAACTATGGACATTGTTAGGCATGTTCATTGCCTGGTGTGTTCTTGATGGAAGTGCCAAAACAGTAGTAGGGGCGGCTATTTTATTTACTTTAGTCATGTGGTTAATTTCTATTGGACTTAGAGAAAAAGACATAGATTAATGTGTTACGGTTACTTTGGTGAGGGCCATGATTTCCCCCGTGCACGGGGAATTTAACAACCCTCTAGAGAAAAGAAAATAACATGACAACAAGAGACACCAGCGGCAACATAGCCGTTGATTTTGTATGGGGCGGAATGCTTCCTATGCAACCAAATGAAGATCGCGTAGAAGATAATGCTTCACCAGTAGTAGTTGTAGCAGCAGATGCTGCTCAAAACTACGACTGGAGCGGTTACTCAGTTTACCCAAGCAAGCGCCTAAATCCAAGTCTTGATAACCACGAGACTGCTCTATCCGAGTACGCAGGTTTCCCAGGATTTACTCCTTCAGCAGCTAACTACATGGTTACTGCTGTTTCTGCTGATGGCACTACCGTTACATACACTTCTCAGAACAACTTTCAGAAAGATGACAAGGTAACAATTACAGGTCTTCCAACCTCAGCTTTTAACCTATCTGATGTAACTATTGCTTCTGCCGATGCCCTTAAGTTTACTGTTACAAACGCTGCCACAGGTACCGCTATTACAGGTGCTCGTGGTCGCGCTGAAGACGTAACTAATGCTCCAGCTGATGGCGCTTACGTAGGTGGCGTATTCTACGTAGACGTTCCTGACGTACGTGGTTTAACAACTGCTATAGCAACTGATGATCTTCGTGATGCAAGCCTAGTAGTTACTGTAGCAACTGCCGCAACTAACGCAGCAGGAAGCATTACAGATATTGATCGCACTGCTGGTTCAACAACTGTTGAACTTACAGGCGTAGGCTTCACAGCAGCATACCCAGTTGGAACAAAGATTACAGTTGCGTCAACAGGAACTGTTGACGGTACATGGACTGTAACTGGTAACACAAGCACTAACAAGATTCGCTTTACTTCAAATGCAAGCACAGTTCTTACATCAGGTACAGGCTCAATCGTTGGTGTTGCTGGAACAATCAAGTCCCAGAGCATTGCAGGTGGCGCAGCTTCAATTTCTTCCGGTGCTGCAATTACCATCACCCCTTACGCAGTTGCTTCCTAAGCACTAAAATAGTAAGAAAGGCCCCATCCGGAAACGGGTGGGGCTTTGTGCTATATTAAAGACATTCCCGCTTAGCTCAACGGCAGAGCACAGAGCTGTTAACTCTGGGGTTGGTGGTTCGAATCCATCAGCGGGAGCAAATTACCAAGTCTTTCTTTTCTAAAAGTTAGTTTAAGTAGTAGCGGCTTTAAGAAAAATGATACTCTTTGACTGAGGGAAATAACTAAAACTAAGGACTTTAAACATGTCTGCAAAGCGTAAAGCTAAAGATATTACACTTCGTATGGTTGCAGTAGTTATAGCTTCTGTAATGGGTACAATAGGTGGCGGTTCATTACTTGGAGTAGAAGCTTGGAAATCAGCAGCACTTGCAGCCGTTCTAGGTATAGCAGTAGTTGCTGAGCAACTTGCAAGAAACTACATAAACGATGGCAATCTTTCAGAAGATGAGATTAACTCATCATTCAACAGCTCATCCACAAATTCTGAAGATAATACTTCAGTTGAAGACTCTAAACCAGCTAAAGGAAAATAAACAATGGGTTCACCAATTAAAGGAAAGACTCCAAGCACGCCATATAAGAAGCTTGGGAAGCACTGGTCAAAAGGCTACCACACCGGAGTTGACTACGCGGTTCCAGTTGGAACTGATGTTCTTGCAGTTGCAGACGGCGTTATTGACCCCGCTACTTGGGGAAAATCGTACGGTACACAGTTGGTCCAAAAATTAGATGGCGGTTGGTTCATCTATGCTCACCTATCAAGCACGCTAGTTAAGCCAGGCGATAAAGTTGTTGAGGGTCAAGTTATTGCAAAATCTGGTAATACAGGCAATAGCACGGGTCCCCACCTCCACGCAGAGCTTAGATCAAAAGCTCATTGGAGTTCTGGCACCGACCTTGATCCAGCAGCACTAATTGGAACTAAGAAAGCGTCAATTGTTAAAAAAGTAACTGCTAAAGTTGCTGCACCTATCGTCAAGAAAAAGTAAATAACCTAAGGACAAGAGTCACAACAAAAGAGGTAAAATGTATAGCGAGCAAAAGCAGTTTACTCATAAAAAAAAGCATGAGCGCTATATTGTTGGCGGAGTGGTAATCCCTGCGTGGTACATGTACTTAGGGTACACGGGTCCTGCTAATGGTTATTACGGGTATTATGGTGGGGAACTTACCCAGGCCAGGGAAAGTAACCAAAGTAGATCAAATGACGGAGCCTCGGACGCTTCCGGTATTTCGGGAGATGGTTCAGGCCTTGGTATGCAATGATCGTAATAAACCAAGTTACTACTTCTGAAAGTTGTGACTCTTGTTCTGCCAGGGCACAGTATGAAGTCACTTTTTCGTCAGGAATACTATATTTCTGCGGACATCATTTTAAACAAAATGAGAAGTCTTTTAAATACACATTAGTTAGTCGTGACTAAAACGACTATAAAGAGGATGATTAAATCATGAATCTAGGCGAAAATCAGCTTCCTGATCTAGGAACCAGAACTCAATATCAGTCCAACATTACCGGCTGGCAGCAAGGCGGCCCAAGTAATATTTTTTCTCGCGCTGGATCAGCTTTGGGATCAGTATTTGGATCAGGCCCAAGACAAGCACGTAATTTCCGCACACAACTAAAACAAAACATAATCACAGGTGCAGTTACCAATGCTATTGATAGTGCTGCTATGGACACGCGTATTGGTCAATTTGGAGAATTAAGAAAGCAAGTAGGCGATGACCCTATTCTTAAGAGCTTTAATGTTAGCAAGTCTGGTTTTTCTATGGACCGACAGGCATTAGGAAACAAAGAACTTGCTGAAAAGTGGAAGCAAAAATACGAAGAAGAAGTTAAGAAAAACAATGAAACACGCCCTGAGGGAGATTAATAATTATGGCAAAAGATAACTTTGAAGAAGTTGCACCAGCCTCATCCCGCAACATTCCCTCCAGAAATATAAGCGAACGTGCAGACGTTGTTCAATCCGGCATGGACCCTTCTTTAAGAGAACTATCTCTTTCTCCAGAAGGACAGCAGAGTTTTAACCAATTAGCCGCTGAATCAGCGCAGATTAATGCTGCGCATGAAAATCTTCGCAGTATGCGAGCACCTGCAAACTTGCCAGCTACTGACCGTGCCTACATGCCTGGAAACCAGGATCCAAGTAACTGGGTTGGCGCACAGCCAAAAATGGCTAAAAATGCTGAAGGTGAGTACGAGGAAGTAACTAAGAAAGTAAACCTTCGCCCAAACTTAACTGCTGATTCTCAAGAAGCGCTTGACGCTATCAATGCTGAGCATGGAGCTACTCATGAAAGAGCTCGTGCATCAAGAGTTAAAAAGTATGTTGCTGCTGGAATGCTTCAACTTCTTAAAGCACATGAAGATTTGCATAACTCAGGCAATGTGTGCACTAACGCCGAATGTCGTGAACGTCGTTCATCAGCTGCTGCTGGACGACTAAAGAAAGATGGAACTCCCGCTAAGGATAGTTCTCGTGCGTATAACTTGGGTGATTTTATGGATACCCACGCGGAAGCGCGACAAGCACACTCTCAGTTAACAGAGCAAGCCGCAAACCAAGAGCAAAACCAACCATACGTTCCTATTACTCAAGAAGAGTTTGAAAGAAGTCCAGGTCTGCTTCACCAAGGTCGTTTACATTCAGTAGCTAAATGGCTAGGTTCAACTCCAAAAGCTGTTCGTGCTGCGTTCTCTACTTCTGGACCTACCCAAATTCGGGCAACAATGGAAAGACTTAAAAGCAGCGTAGCTAAGCAAGCTGAAGAGACTTTAATTAATCCTGAAAGATTTGATGCTGCTAAAAAAATGCAGGAAATGCTTCCTGAAAGCGGAATTAACCCAGAGGCAACTCGAGAAGAAGCACTGGGCAGAAAGTTTAAAGCGCCAACTCCTATTGGAGAACAAACTTGGATGCACTCAATTGACAATAACACTACTGTGCAAAACGTTAAAAGTTTGTACGATGTTTTAAGAACTGAGCACGCTACAGCTAGTGCCCGTACTGAAAGAGTAGGATCTACGCTTTTGGGTAAAGGTTCTATGGCAAGAAAGCGTTCTACAATTCTTGGACGCGACACTGAGCTTGCTCGTAGAATGATTGCTCAAAGAGAACTTGAAGACCCTACTACTGGCGTAGTAGCTAGAGCTTCTGAAGTTCAAGAAAATGACCCTTCATTTGTTAAAGCTAAAGATGAAAGAGGTCGTGTAGCTGATACAGGCGGAATTAGCTTTGAAGAAGCTAAAGCGCTTATTGATAAAGATGCTGCAATTAAAAACGCTCAAGAAACTCGCAGACGTAGTGGTTTAACAGGTGTAGTGCCTGCCGCAAACGTGCCTGTAGAAGACCCTAGACCAACTGCAGCCGACTTACGTGCTGAACAACAAGTAAAGATATCACGACATGTAAATCCTGTTCTAGATGCCATTATGGATATGCACCAAGCCACAGCGATGTCTGACGCTTTACTACCTCATGAAATTGAGGGATACCAAGCAGTAGCAACAGAGGCCGGTGTTCCGGAACACATTCAAGCTAGGTTTGTAGGTAGAACTTCAGCAGCTGCTCCGGACCGTGAAGGCATTAAAGCCTCTCTTATGAATGATGATAATAAGCCAACCTCCGGTGTAAGAAGTTCACGTTCTGAGTTTGATGAGCCACGTCCTAGAGTATCTGAAGAAGAACAGGATGCGCGCGCTCTTGGAAGAGAACGGGGAAGTGGCGCACCTGCCCTTACTGTTCGTGAAAACGGAAGCACCGAATCACAGGCTGCAGCAACCGCTAATGAAAATGCAAGTCGTATTGGTGGAGCACAATTCCGGGGCCCTAATAACAAGCCAGCGGAGTAAAGTGTTATGTCTAGAAGTTGGAAAGACTTCCAAGACTACATGCCTACAGATCCTGGAAATCTAAGAAAAAACCTTAGAAGTAATGCTAGAGAAGCTAGAGATTACTTTTCTGGCGACGATCCTAAAAGCTATCGTAGAAGCACTAGGGCTGATTTTAGCAATGATAAGCCTAGTATCGATACTTACAGTTCTGTTGGTCGTGGCGCATCTGGTGAGTCGAGTAACTAATGAATCTTAGCGAAAATCAATTTAGAGGCATTTGCATAGACTGTGGCGGAATTGTGCGTAAAGGTGAAGGGTATGTACTAGGTAAGCGTAGGGGTACTTGGGACATCCAACACA